AGGTATAAACGTAAAATCAAAAGTCCAATAGTCCGACGCACTACCTAAGTTTCTAATGTACCCGCTTGCTAAATTCCAATCTTGTAAAGTGCCGTCAATAATTATTTTTACGGTTGGTTGTGTTCGTTGATCACTAGAATTGAATACTCGTATAGTACCGCCAAATAAGTAAGTACTATTGTCATCAACTTCTATCTCTTCATTATTAGTTGTATTGCTATGGGTAAATCCTGAGTCTTTTTCTTCCTCAACATCCCACTCTATCGTGTATGGCGATGACCTTGTGAAGACCTGACTATCATCTGTACTCGTTAAAACAATTATTGGTAAAGCTCCAGCCGCTCCACTGGCTACAACCTCCTCCCATGATAAATTCTTTCTCGCGTATTGCTTTCCATCGTTAGGGGCTTCTGGAAATGACACCTTTGCGTTGTTAGTTATAATATCACTTGCTTGAGTTGGCGATATTGTAGTAGTGTCACCCTCTAATACTTCACCTGCACTTGTCCCAAAGTCCTTATTAAAAGCCGTGTTTTTTGTAAAGGAGTCCTCTTTACCTGTTTGTAAAGCGGTTATATCGTTTGCGTTTGTGGTTATTTGCGAAAGGTCTGAGGTAGTAATATATTTATTCGTAACACCTTCTGGGATGTCGTCTGTGTCTGTAAAGCTAGCCTGTTTAAAAGTCCCATTAACATAGATTACAGCTTGATTAAGTGTTTCATTTACAATTAAAGTCCTCTCATCTGGTGATGTTATTGCTGCTATCTCAGCACTTGTTAACCCTATTATTATGTCCTGTATCTCCATTATATCACTATTCTAAATAGTCCATCACCAATATTACCGTTTCTACTTGCCTCAACCGTGTTAACCCCCGTTCTCTCTATCCTCCATCCAACTGTTCTGCCATTTAACAACCTAAACACTTCTGGCTTTATGTCTAAAGTTCCTAAATTATGAGTGACTGTAAATGTAGTACGACCACCAGCAAAAACCCTAGAAACTGAACTTTCTGCACTATCTAAATCTACCGCAAAGGAAGGGGGTAAAACGCCTGACGGTATTCTATAGTCTATAGTTATCATATTCTACCCGTAATAGTTAAGGTTCCTGCTGTTGCGGTTAATGGGTCTAACTCTAAGCCTAAATAAATACCTTCCATTTCAGCGATAAGATAATATTCATTTGTTACTATGCTTGTTTCTATGTCGTTTGCGTCTGCGTCTATTACAGGGGACATCTTTGTAATGTCGTCTGTGTTTCCTTGAAACCACTTTAAATCTACTGTTGCCCCCCCTCCTGCTATTCCTACAGCATCCACTTCTAAAGCAACTACCCCTAACCTTGTACCACTTATTAAATGGGTGCTTGTTAATGTTCCTGTAACATCAAGAGTAATGGAGAATAATTGACGCTCAAACTTATCTGTTTCATTTATAGCCAAGGTAAATCTAGTTTAGTTAGGTTAGGTTCAAAGAATGGTTGATAGGTGTATGAGTCGCCAAAGGTTAAGCCCGCATCTCCTGATATTACAAAACTTGTGTTTGCTATTACCGTTCCTACTACATAGTCAACTCCTTCTAAAGTAATTGTATCACCGTCTTCTAAATATAGTGTTGAGGGTGTGCTTATTGTGTAAGTTCCTGCGGGTGACTCTACAGAGCTTGTGATAGATCCTGTAATCTTTTCGTAAAAGTCTACAAAAGCTCTGCATTGGTCGTAAATGTCCACTCCTTCGTAATACCTTAAGTTGTTGTATTGGGTCTGTTCAGAAGGTGTAAGGTTAGTAGCGTTCTCGTTTAGGTTTCTTGCGTCTCCTATAACAGTGTTTAAAAAGTAATCTCTTTGATAATGCCAATAACAAAACCTTCTTAAAGCTTCTTTTAATCCTCTTAGTACGTGAGTTTTAGGCGTACTTTGGTCATCTACCCAAGTTACACCGTCTATTAAAGCAGTATACTTAGAGTGTAGTGTAACATTATCTCTTATCTCTGTGTACATAAGATCATCTAACAACACTTTAATATAGTATTGCTCCCACTCTGTTATAACTGTTGTAAGGTCGTCTGCTTGAAATCGGGTAGCGCTTATCTTAACACTTCCGCTTACATAGTCGGTTGCAGGTACTGTAATAGGTAAACTCATTTACTCTAATTAATCTTTCTTAGTAGTCTTCTTTTTTGCAGGGGCTTTCTTTGCTGTACTCTCTGCCATTTTCTTTTTGATAAGCTTCTTAGCGTCTGCTTCGGGTAAGTCTATTACTTGCCCTCTTCGTGTGCCTGATAACATTTTTACTTCCATAACTATCGTCTTTTACCACCAAAAGCCCACCCCGTTAAGAGTGAGCTTCTATATTGTGGTGTTAGTTATTATGGAGTCTCTAACGCTGCGTTTGTGGTAGCAAATGTACCTGTAACGAAAGCAGTAGTATCATTGTTTTGGATGAAACATTGACCTCTCCACTCAGCTAAGATTGTTCTCATGTTCTGAGTAAAGTCATTACCATCTAATCCAACCTCTACAGAGATCGTGCCTTTCTGTACAATAGTCGCTTTAGAGTAATCACCAATTAGGAAATCACCCGCAGTAATATTTACGTTCTCGATAATTGGCGTACCATCTACAGATAATTCACCTGCAACAATCATTAAACGATCCACATAGCGCTTGTCAGTAGTAGACAACTTCTCTAGTTTAAGAGCCGTTACGTCTGATGGGTGCATTTGCACTGTCAGGTTACCTATGCCTTGATTAGCGATCTTGATTTGGTTAATACCTACTACAAGTGAATCTACATCGTTAGCGTTATCTACTGTGTTTGCGAACGTTCCCGCAGCCCATGCAGTAGCTTGGTTGATTACACCGTTTAGATTTGGAGCTGCACCATTACCATTTAATACTTGGTTATCTACGTCTAAGAATAGTCTTACAACTAGCTTATTACGTAACCATCCTGCCATGAAAGAAACATCATCTAACATTTCAGTTGATACCTTGAAGTATGCAGCGCGCTTAACAAGCGATACAGAAGTAACTACAAAGTCGTTATCAATTTGATCTTTAGCAGCACCTTCATCCGTACCATCAATAGTACCGTCTTGGTTAGCTTCGTATACCCATTCGATAGCGTTTCTATCAGTATTTAACTTAGGAATAAGACCGTAAGTTACTGCTACACGTTCTGCGATGTCGTTAACACCTTCTAAACGTTGTGGTTGTGGCATTGTTCCACCTGATACGTTACCCGCTAGAGTCATATCACCCGCTACCTTAACGTCAAATTTGAACTCGTGACGACCTTCTTTAGCTTTTGTAAAGTGTTCGTGGTTGTCAGCCATTGCCTTCTCAATAGTTCCTTCTACCATTTTGATGTTACCACCTTTGATAGAACCATCTTTAAGACCTGCAATAACTCTTCCTTGCTCTTTCAATGCAAGTTCAAAAGTCTTGATTCTTGAATCTTTAAGAGACTTAACCTCTGCTTCTAATTCTTCGTACTTTTCAGTACCTTTTTCTTCTTCAAGAGTTTTTACTCTTTCTTCTAAAGCTCCTTTTTCGTGGTTTAGTTTCTCCACGTAGTAAGCTTGTAACTGCTCAGAGTTCATCGCCTCTAATTCAGTCGCTGTTTTTACTGTAAATTCCATCTTTTTAGGATTTAATTAGTTTAATAAATTTTAATCGTTTCTTTACTTCTCTCTCTATTTGCTCTTGAATATTCGGCTCAGTTAGTAAAGTGTCCTTAAATGACGGCTTTAAATCCTTAAGTGAATTTTGTATTTCTTGAATCTGTAAAAATTGGTATTCAAGTGTTTTAATATGTTCGTCCGTTCCCTTGTGGTTTCTTATTCCTTTATAGAAACGGTTGCTTAGTTCTTGTAATTCGTTTAATACAGGGTTGTAATCTCCTGTTGATTTAGCAACATCTAATGTAGGAGTTAACTTGTTGGCTCCAAATGCCACCGCTGACCCTTCGTGTAATGCTACTTCTGTAACTTCGTAGTGTCCATCCTCGTGCAAGTCCGATTCCCGTTACCGCTTTCGTAAAGCTCTGTATACTTTCCTATTTGGTGCGTCCAGTCGTGATCTCTTAAGTGCTGTATTTGGTCAGGCGCTGTAGAGTTTGGGCCTCTTTCGTTAATAGACTTTGTAAACGCTCCCTTTCTTATTACGTCTCTATCGTAATCTAAGAAGTCCATAGTGTTTAAAACAAACTTAACCTTTCGGCTTCCTTCGTCTATGTCGTCAACTTTGAAAGATACCGTCTTAACAGGGTACTTACTTTCTAATTTGCTTTTTAAGATTGCATCTATCATAATACAAATATACTAATTTTCTTCGGGCTTATATCCTAGCGTATCCCTCGCTTCGTCTCTATCTATGATTAACTTTTCAAACTGATCTACTACAGCGTCTGAAAGGTCTTTATTGATTTGCTTAAGTACGTCTATTTTGTTTTCGTCTATTACAATAGTCTCTTTTACTTTGAGCTTTTCACTTAAGAAAGCGGATAGGTTTTGGTCTATCTTTTTACCTAATGGGATATATACATCAATATGCGCTGAACGGTTAGCCTCTGCTACATTGTCAAAAGTAGACGCTACCTGATCATTAAACAATACTGAGTTTAAACCATAAACAGAACAAAGCAATCTAAGCTTATTTAGAATCCCGTCTAATAGTTTTAGATCTGTTGGACTCATCCCCATTTGAAGATACTTTAACTTACTGTTTGTAATCTTAATTCTGTTGAATTGGTGCGCTCCTGCTAAGTCTTCGTCTAATTGTTCTTGTAATGCTTTACGCTCTTTACCTAATAACGGTACGTCTGTCTCATTAGACAAAAGACCTATAACGCCTCTGTTTTTAAATATGGCTGCCTCTGCCGCAAATATCTCTTCTGAACTCTTAACTAAATTAAAAGCAGACTCTAAAGGGCTGAATCCGTAATGTATACCTTCCTCTTTTGTGTTGACTATGTTAACAGTACGAATGTGTAACATATCCTCTACAGGTATTGTTATTTCGTGGTCATCTCTAGTGTACGTATAGCTTACCACCATATCTAAACTATCCACGTCAATGTCTACCATTTCAGATTGAAGGACGATTAAATCAAAGCCCAACCCTGTAATTTCTCTAGACCATATAAACGCATTGCCTGTAACTAATAAGGCTTGGCTAATGTTTTCTCTAAAGTCTAATTCGAATTGAGATGGGTTGGGCTTTTTAAGGATTTCTGTTAGTACGCTGTTCTCTACTTCGTTACCGTTAGAGTCAACTACTATTCTAGGTAAAGAGGATTCTTTAACACTAATCTTATTTACTATTTGATACACTAGAGGGTTTTGGCCGAATGCCTCAACGTACTTTTTAAAGTTACCACCTCCAAAAGAGAAGTTAAAGAAGTTGTAAAGGATACCAAAAAAGGAGGTATTTCGAGATGTTAAA